ATTGCAGCCAAGAGCATCTGCTTCGCTGACCGTATTCGAAACCCAATCTTGTAAAGCGCAATTGAACACAACACGAGATTCATTAACAATATTGTAATAATCATTCTTTTCTAAATCCTCATATACTTTTAACAACCCTCGTGATTGCATATCACGAGTGCGTTCCATATAGCTTTCGCTATTTGATTTAAGTTTGCCACCACTACATACACAGAATTCAATACTACTTATAGGATGATTTGGATATTCTTTGTTGTACCATTGTTCAATGAGGTCCATGTAGAAGTCAGGTTGTTTCTCCTGATCCCATCGTGCAGAAAATACTACACGATTCTTTCTTTCATTGAACGGTTTGATACTTGCGACACGACCTTGTACTTCACTCTTACCAAATGCTAGTCCACTGATATTATAGATTGGAGCACGCCAACCTGCAATCTTCATGTGCATTACCATTTCTTCATTGGTTGCTAGTACACCATCTACGAACGAGTCAACCATCTTTTCATAATGACCCATAAACTCTGACATGCCCCAAACATGTACAAAATCATCAGGATCAATAGACTGGGCAAGACAACGAACAAAAATCCTAGGACGGAGAGTATCAGGGATTTGATTGAGTATATAAGGTAGGCTTTCGATACCGGGTTGAAACATGTCCTCAAAGTAGATAACATCTTCATTATTCAGTTCTCCTTGTTTCATCATACGAATTAGATTCATAAGTTGACTCATACCAAAATATGTACGACCATGAGCATCTAATACTTGACCTGTTACAATAGATTGATCATTACCTAGTGTTTCTCCGGAGACTACAACATAGTTGATGCCTCTACGATCAAACACAGTAGTATTCCACTCTTGTAACTGTAGAGTATACCTTGCTTTGTAGGGTTCAAGACCCATGTAGTATAGCTTACGCATTATGGACGAGCATTTTCCTGCCACTGATCTTTAGCAAATTTGCCTGTAGCAAATTTAGTATACTGCCGATATACATAACTCCGTTGATCATAGAGTTCTGCTTCATTGTACTTATAACCAAAATCCACACAGAATGTTAGATATTTCTCTAAGTCCTCAAAGATTTGAGTAACACGTGGATTTGATTGAAAAGTTTGTTTTGCCATTTTATATTTCCTTTAAATAGCGAGTTGTTGATAAGGTTGAGTTCTGTTATAAGAAATCGTAGCACCATTCTCATTGTCCTCAGAGACAGTGATTTTGATATTACGATCTGGATACCGAGTTGAGATAACTTCATAAAGGTCATCACTAATCATTTCACAACTTTTGTAGTCCAACGCAAGAATGCCTTGAGAATATTGATTCTCTAACCATCTTTTGAATTGAATAAACTCAATATCACGGTCGGTGTGAAACACTTCAATCGTCACTTCAAAGTGAAAGATGTGACGATGCGGAGTTGCTAAAAAGCTAACATCATACTCGTCACCTGTTGCCAAGTTAGGGTCTGTTGCTGCTGCGGGGTATTTATGAATACCTTCTTTTTGAAATCGTACAAAGATTGTGCGAAATGCTTTATCTTTAATACGCTGACGCTTTTCCATATCAGCTTGTTCTTGTTGATTCATTATCTATCATCCTCAAAATTAACACGTTCGTGATCTTCATCCCATTGAAGTTTTGTATATCTTCTTATCTCAGAGTATACATCATTTCTATCTATCAGCATAGCTTTAAGGGCGTCTACATTAAAGTTTACGTCCTTTTCTGCCTTCAAGATTTCTTTATCAAGGTCTATTGCCCTTTGTTGTAATTTTGCAATTCGTTGTCTATACATATTATTACTCCAAAACTAATAACATAGCTTCATCGCTATCTTCTATTTCTTCAAATGGTTCTTCATCTACTGTAAACAATTCTTCAAACATACTCATAGCATTAACAGTTTTCTTACCACTAATACCCTGACTACCTGATTGAAACTGTTTCCAATAACTACTGTGATAATCTATCAAATCCAATGATTCCTGTTTTGTTTTCTTACTAAAGATTTCATCAACAATGTTACCAAAAAAGTTATCACCCTCAAACTTGTGTACTAACATCTTTGGAACTACACCTGTTTCATATTGACGATTAGCTTCTTGTACTGCATTCATATGCATCCAAACATTATGACTTTGAATCAATGTATAACTCAACGTATCCCAACTTGTTTTAGTTTCTTTGCCGTGTTGACCCAAGAAACCTACGCCACGATAACACATATCTTTCATAACTAATGTATCAGTTACTGGACTATCAGTAAACAACTTATGTACCCCATCAGCTAATACAGCATCACGGTATTTACGCATATCAGTAGAATAACTTTTCTTTTCAGCAGTCTTTTCCATACTATATGACCATTTTTTGTTGTGTTCAATATTTGTATTAAAATAAGCAAGACCTTTAGCAGCACTATAGAATGGGCTAGCACAATCAAATGTAATTTGTAGATTTGGGTTGTGATATTTACGAATAGCTTTCTGTATATCAGTAAACAATACAGCGTATTCTAGTATACTTGTACCCAAACAGTGAATCAAATCATGCTTACCCTCTTGTAACAAACCATCATGTATGATACCAACTAATCTACGCAACATCAAGTGAACATCAATCTTGTTTTGACCACCAAATGCCCAACCATTAAAATGATTGTCTGGATAGATATTTGGGTCGCAATACTTCTTCATTTCTTCATACCAACTATCAGATTGAGTATGATTACGACCCTGTAATACGTTTAAGAATTTACATTTGCCCGAACGATTATTGATAAAATATTCGTTATTGATATGGGTAGCACTAATAGCTTCCTCAATAGTACTGATACCATGAAGGCTATTACCATTCTTATCTTTCATATGATAAGTAGTCAATGATTGACTTGGAATATCTAAACACATACCATAATCCATGTATGTGTCCATCCATTTCAATACTGCTTTGCGTTTTACCATAGCACGTGGGCAGTTAGGATCCTTCCAGTCAGCAGGCCATTGACCTTTTAAAATCTGAAAGCCACCACTATCACCCAACATGAATGTACCTTCTTCACGTTCACGTATGATACTTTCGTTTGCATCATTAACTGTTGTATCTAAGTTAGCATGACCAGCACTGTACAGTCCCCACTTGTAATAGTAAAGACCTTCTTTGCTGTTAAGAAAGTTTAATTTTTCAACATCACCATTAAAACTAGCAGGGATACGTGCCTGATCAAAGTAGTTTTGTCCCTTGCGTTGTTTACCTAAACCAGCAATATAAAAACTACTGACTGCGGGTAAGAACAATGCCCACTCTGGCTTGTGCTTTTGTGATAGATTATCTTGTTTCAATTGAAACTTCTTTCTTAATCAAGGTAATGACCATTTGTATTTGGTCTTCTTTTTCTTTTATTTGCTCAAGTAAATTTTTGATAGTGGGATTGGCCGCAGCTAATAAATCAATTTCTATTTCTTCATCACGCTTTTTTCTAGCCCAATCAAGTATTGATTCTGCATCAGCACTTAGTCCTACATTAACATGTCCCATCTGTAGTGTTATCCAAGACATTCCGTCATATACTTCCATAGTTTGATTAGTAGTATTGAATCTTATATTGCCGACACCTTGCGCCCCTGAATAATTATTAATGTAATTGGCAACAGATTCACCAATTACATTTGTGTACTTACCGGAACTAGAAATGTACTTTATCATTTCTTATTAGCTGGCAATAAGTAAACATAAGTTGCGATACCACTATCAACTGTAATCTCAGTCGCACCTTGTTCGCTAATCTTAACTGTCTTATCACCAACTAGATCCATGATACTCAAGAATTCTTTAACGGGCCACTTGTGTGTACCAGCTAGTGTGCCAGTTACTGGAGTGTTGAACACAAAGTTACCACTGTGTGTTGAAGCATCACCAAAGAATACTTTCAAATCACTACCATCAGTTTTGAACACAAAATGTTCTTCTTCGCTATTCGCTTGTGCTTGTTTCTTAAGACGTTGAATACCAGCAACTGTTGGCTCAAACTCAACATTCCACTTAGCACCCTTGAATGATACACTCTTAACTTTTTCATCAACTACGCTTTTAAGCATAAGACGATAATCGTTAATGAAGTCACCAGTCTTTGTTTCAAAGTGAATAACTGAAGGTACATCTACACCATCACGTTGAGTACGAACAACATTGATTTTAGATGTTTGATCATATTCATCAAACCCAATAATTGTTTTGAGTTTGTTCAAGTTAGGCATACCAAATACACCGATGAAATCGGCAATTGGGTCTTTGAATGTACCACTGATGATAACACTTTTGTTTTCTGCTACAGCATTGATTGCTGTAACAGTATCTGTACCAGTAACTTTAATAAGTTCAATAGTACCAAGACCAAGAGTATGGTCGATCAAGTCTTTTAAATAATCTTTCATTTTGTTTCCTTTGTTTAAAATATTTAGGAGTTCCTATCACGTATTATAGTGGAATATATTGCGTTAGTCAACACCAGTTTAACCGAATGTGAATAATTCATCAAACATTGAGTTAACATCTGTATTACTTCTTATATCCCAATCTAATACACCAAGTAAGTTGTCTATCTTTTCATCTACCAACGTTGATTCCATTAGCAAATCATCAAATGGTAATTCTTTGAACCATGTTGGTAAACGTAATTCATCTACTGGATAAGCAATACTAGTGAAGCCCAATGCGTTATCTTTCAGTTTACATACAACAATCTTCATGCCATCTATAATCTTTTGACTATAGTTGTCCCCATACACTCTACGTAGATAGTTCCAGTTAATTGCTGCACGGGCATGACCCACCCCACACTTACCAGTCTTTTCAAATTCAATGGTATGCTTAGTTAAGTTATTAACACTCTTTGGGCTACCCTTTGTCCAGCTATCTTGTTCAGACAGTTTAGTTTTGAATTCTTTTACCATTTCAATAACTTTATCACGTTGCTCACCAGCGAGGACCTTTGTAAGTACATCCATTAAGAATTCTTGTATATACTTAGGAGTATCAGCACGTTTCAAGTCAAGGCCCATTGCTTTGATATCGCCCATCTTGCCGTTCACATCCTTACGCTTACCTTCTTTATCAAAGATATTGATAGCATAGCGTTTCTTTGTGATAAAGATAGCACGATCACCAATCAATTCACGACCAGCTTTAATGATAGCACCGTTCTTTCTTGGAGCATGAAAGGCACGTTCCATGAATGCAGGGAAACTTTCATTAGCTTGGTCAGCGATACTATCATACAACCCAATGCAAGTTTCTTTGTTCCACTCTAGTTCTCCATTCGCTATTTGCGAATTGAGAATAGGATATGCAGTGAAGTAACAACTGTCAGTATCACCATACACAATAGCATTACCATCATGTGCATATTCACCTGCAATTGTTTCATTGATATGGCTCATCATATGTTTAACAATCTGACGACCACTTAATGTAACACTTTGACCAATACGCTTGTCATAGAATCTGCAATGTTCATTCAATAGCGCACCATATGCCGAGTTCAACAAAATTTTACGAACAAGTTGACGCTTATCCCAATAATCTCTATCTTCGTTAGTAGTAGCTTCTTTGAGTTTTTTCTGCATCACCTTACGATCACTATACCATCGTGAGAGTAGTCCAGGAACTACGCCCTCTTTTTCATAAGTAAAGATTGTGCCATTAGCACTTAACATCCATGGGCGATTGCTATCAAAGATCATCTTCCATATTTCAGCAGCACTATATTCTTCACTACGACCATCTTCGTAATCTATAGTAAGCATTGTGCCACGTTCTTGGTTCATAATGCTTGTGTATTCTATTACACCAAACATGTTTTCCCATAATATAGCACCAGTAACGTCATCGTCACCTTCTTTGAAACGCTTCTTAAGGCTAGCAAGTTGCTTACCTTTATCGTCCATGTATTTCTCGGTTAATGTCTGCCGAACCTGACCAATGATGGTTTCTCCTGCCATGTTGAGGCTACGAATAACCGAGGGATAGAGCGAGTTAATGTCAACGGCTCCAACGTATTCGTGCATACCTCTTTTCGGCGTAGCAACGAAGGCACCTGCTGCTGGCGTTGTTTCTTCTGCATTTTCATTCTTTCGTTTTTTATCTGGCACTACTAAACCGCGTTCATGCGCTTCATTGAAAATTGCCATTTCAATCATA